TACATTTTTTATTACCGGCCAAAGCGCATTAAAAGCTCCGGCAAAAAAATATACGATATACTTACCCACTACTTTTAACACGGGGGATATTGCCTTTAATGTGTCGCTAAACTTACCGAGTATAGGTATAAAGGCTTTTCCAAGTTGTAATAAAATTGGCTGCAGTTTTTGAAAAAGCAATAGTAAAAACGGACCGACTACGTCCCAAACCGTCTTGATAATATCCATAATTCCTTTACCAACTTGCTGCAATATCGGTATAAACGGCTGGACATACTGCATTAACTCCTGAAAACCTTTATTTTCGCCTAGATTATTCAGCCCGCCAAAGACCTTGTCGGTCATTTTGACAATACCGCCTGCAATACGACTGAAAATATTGGTCTTTTTACCCGTGTCATCGATAAACTTCCCGAATGCGTTGCTGGCATAGGTAAAAGACTGCCGTAGTGTCACAGGCATTTTCTTAAAATTTTCGTCTATAGCAACTGACTGCGATTGCAGTGCCTTGATAATAATGTCAGCCGTCAATTCTCCGTCTGCACCTAACTGCTTAAGGTCTCCCGTTGCTACTCCCAACCCTGTAGCCATAGCCTTTGCCAAATAGGGAGCGTTCTCCAGGATTGACCGCAGCTCATCACCCTGCAGCCTGCCGGAGGCCAGGGCTTGGCTGAACTGCATTATAGCAGCCTCGTTCTGCTGGGTAGTGCCACCGCCGACAATTAACGCTTTATTGACCAACTCAGTGAGCTTTAAAACATCATCGTTGGCAAGTCCTAGTTGCTTGGCGTTCATAGCAACTTTGGCGTACAGATCTCCTGTAGCTTCGTAGGACTGCCGCGTCTTTTGGGATATTTCATACAGCTTATTTAGGGATTCCTGCTGCTGCTGGACGCTGTCAGTTACCAGGGATACCCTTGACCGGACGGTTGTCCAGGCGTCGGCTACTTCAACAATCTTTTGGACGCCAATAACAGCGGCTAAAGTACCCGCCAGAGCTGCAGCCTGCCCAAGTATAAGGCTTTTTGCCGATGCTGATACTTTGTTTAACCTGCTGGCCGATTTTTCAGCTGTCTGGGCCAGTTTCTGAGTTTGGCCTGCCGCTCTTGTCAGAGCCAGCTGCAGGGAGGGATCAACTTTCCCGGCCAGAGTAATTAACGCTCTTAGTTCTTTAGTTGTGGCCACCGACTCCGGCCTCCTTTTTCATCCGCTTAGCCTCTTCGCACAGCGTTTCGTAAAGCTCAATAAAATCAATAATCGGCAAAGCATAACAATACTCTGCCGATGTCGAAGTCATTAGCGTTACCTGTGCTATTGCTCTTTTCAGGTAATCGTCGGGGACTGTCCCGCCGATTCGATGTAGAAAAAATCTCGGGCCAGAGCTCCCCCTTTTTGAGCATCTTTGGCCGATATCCTCAATACGTCGGTGATGTCTATACCGGGATCAGCTTTGTTGACGGCTCCGGCAAAAAGATACAGGTGATAGTCTGAGTCAAGTTCCTCAACTGATACCAATACTCCGTCAGATTTAATCCTTTTACCGACGTTAATTTTATCCCTGGCCGTCATGTTCTCGAAGTCATACGGGAGTTCAGTTACTTCCTGCCCGTTGATCATGATCGGTTTTGTAAGTGGTAATTTTTCAGGCATAAGTTTTTCCTCCAAAAATTAAGCTGCCCCGGTTAAAGGGCAGCCTTTATTGACGCCATGTAGTCGACGCCGTTGACCACGTACTGGTATTTGAATTTGTCGATCAGCAGCGTTTCTACGCCTTCAATCACCTGCCGGTACCGAAGGACTTCAAACTCTATACTGCCGTCCATGGTCGCCCCCTGCTCAACCTTGCCGGGGCCATATTTTTTGAGCACGCCGGTTATAAATATTTTTGCGCCGGCAGGGATTACCGAACCGTCAGCCTGGACAACATCACGCACGAACCTAAGTTCAAGGCTCTGCTTCCCAGTCTTGGCAAGAGCGGTTGATTTTTTGTTAATTGCCCGAGAGTTAATCACAAATGTCAGGGCATTTATCTGTCCCGGTGAGGGCATGTCGACGGTGCCTAATATCCCAGCGCCTTTTACCTCAGTGGTGCCAAACTCCACGGAAGGCAGCTCACAGGATACGTTGTCGTCGATTTCTACGCTGTCAGCTAAGAGCTTATGCGCAATTACATTCCCGGATATAATCATGCCTCTTCACCTCCAAACAGGGTATCAATGCCTTTTGTGGTGTAGGATATTTTAGCCGTCAGGCTCTTGCCTGGAGGCGCCGGTGTATTAGCTACATCAAAGACAAAATCACCCTCAACGATGTCGCTTGTCGGGTTGCTGGTCTCGTTAAAAATGATCGTCCCGTAGATCAGCGCCCCTTGTGCAATCAGCCCGTCAAGGTACTCCTGAAAGTCATTCAGGATAGTATCTACCCGCGCCCGGTTCATCGGCATGTCTACCAGGAGGCCATAATTGACCTGGAACTGGTTCATCAGGTGGTAGAGCATCCGGACGTTAGAATCAAACTTGTCTTTCGGGTCCATATCGGCGCCGTAGGTATATGCCCCCGTATGTGGTCCCCAAAGCCGCCATTTGCCCCCCCAGTATATGCAGGTTTTTATTCCGGCGGCGTTAAGCTCATTGGCCTGGGCCTGGTCATAGACCATATCGTCACCACTAGCCAAAACCAGCCCTGTTATGTCCACCTGCTTGTTGCTGGGTGATTCAAACGGCACATTATCGTTGTTGTAATCAACCCACTGCATGGTAACCGTGGTCAGGGTTGACAAATGGAACACACGTTCCCCGTTCTTAGCCAGCGGCCAGCAGGGAGATTCCCCGGCGCCATCATATCCGTTTGTCGCCTTCCAGGTTATGGCCTCGGCCAGGGTATCCGCTCCGCCAACGGCTGCTGTATCAATATTTGAGTTAACCCAGGCGTACCAGTGCCCATTAATTTTCTGGCTTGCTGCCTTTAAAGCTGCGTCAACGTCGGGATCGTGGCTCCAGCCGGGAGCGTCCATGATCGTCGGTATCATGTTATGTGTCAGGTACACAAGGTCAACTGCACTTATGCCGGTCTTGACCGTACCTGTAGCCCCGCCGATCACGTCGTCCGCATCAACCTCATCCGGTGCTGCTTCGTCAAACGTAACCGTCGCAGGTGAGGAAACGGTTGTTAAAACTGTTATGAGGACTTGGCTTCCATCGGCGGTATATTCTGCCGTATAGTCAGTGCCGTTAACTTTTCCGGATATTGCAACCGTTTTTAAGATCACTTTATCGTTGTCGATATAGCCTTTGCCGTTTGTCAGGGTTACGCTTTCCGACTGATCGGCTGTTTGATGCGTATCCGGATCTAAGACATTGATCAGCACGATAGGGCCAATCGGCTGAATGTCGTTTTTGAAGTGCGCGTATATTGCTTCACAAAGGTCAAAATCGGCCCAGTTATCATCATTGTAGCCGCATTTCGAGACTGCATCGTTGAAGCTGGATACAAGGATCGGCTGATTAATCTTGTCGCTGTAATCCGCCAGCTGGTGGACCGGCAGCCGGCCAAAATACACCGGTAATGTCGATACGCCCGAAGGCGGAACAAAGTCTTTAGTGGCAAGTAAATCAGCAAATGCGCCGTGTTTGTATGGCATTATCTGACCACCTTCCTATAGGTATTCCTTCACGATTTCCGAGGGTGGATAACTCCGCCCCCCGGTCGAAAATGTAATCCATCCGTACCAGTACGGATAAGGCTGTTCCTGGTACATCCCCCACTTTACAGGGGGAGAAACGATTCTATTTTTCAGCAGTTCCGCCTTTGTCCTGTCGATCAGGTTCAGCAGGTCAAGGTACCCCTGAAAATCAGGGGTGTATTTAACGCAGTCCTCGTCTGGCTCATGCAGGCCAGGGCTGAATACTGCTGCTGAAATCCGGATATTGTATTGGCCTTCTTCTCCGTCGTCTGCAGCCTCATCCATCCCTACAATCAAGCAAGGAATAGCTGAATCCATCCCTTCAGGTAAATAGCCATTCGGGGGTATCCAGCCAATAAAGACGTTTGGATTAGCCAGATCATACGCCTGGACATTTTTATCATTCGACTGCTGAAGCAGTATTTCAGGAGATACTTTTGCCAATAAAAAATCCCGGATTTCCTCCAGGACTGCAACGGTTGACATATTGTTTACCTCTTTGGTATTTTTATTTTGGTCATCCGGTAAATAATTTCGTGTTCCAATCGTTCTGAGAGCTTATTATTTGCCGCCTCCTGAATCTGATCGACCACTTTTTTGATAGTGACCATCTGAGGGACGGATAACGTATACAAAGGCTTAATCGGCAGCCGCTTTTTGCCCAGCCGGACAAAGACGTTATACTGGATTTTACCCTCAGATTTGGCCCCGGTTGATGCAATGAAAGGCAGGGGCTTGGTTGTTATCGCCTTCCTGCCTTCCCCTCTTTTGATCGCAACTTTTACCGCATATTTGCCCTTCCTGGGTTTCATTGGTGAATGCGGGAACCGGGCCAGCGTCAAGGTGCGGCCAACAATCAGCAGGCCCATATTCCGTATACGATTCCCGCTACTCTTACCGTCCGGCTTATATAAGCTTTTTACGAAACTGCTCTTGACTGAGTATTCTTTGCTGACTAACTGAGCCGTTTTTGCCTTGACATGATCCATAGTCCTGGTCAGTGCCGCATAAGTGGCCTCGGATAATTCGCTTTCAAAGCCTTTCAGCTCTTTTACCAGCCGGTCAATCTGTTTGGTGTCCAAGTATATCGTGCCTTTTGTCACGGCTAATACCCCCGGTTCTGCCCCAGGATGATTTCATAGACGCCCATGTCCTCTTTACAATCGATGACGTACATCTGCCGGCCGTCAAAAATTTGAGGAGTGCCCTCTTCAGGACGCTCCCCAAAATCTTCAGCCTTTACGTAGTACAAAATCTCACCTATGCTGATGCCGTCATATTCGCTGCCGTATTCTGCCTGTGTCCGTTTTTTTAGCTGGTCCCTGTCAATAACCACGGAGAGCATGCGGCCGTCAATTACATGTTCCTCCGCAAACTCATCCAGGTTAACAAAGACATCCAGATCCTCAGCTATCTGGTCTTTGAACCCGGCCATGTTACATCCATTCCAAGGTCACTGTGATGGTACCTAGTGCGTAAGACGTTGCAGCCCCAGAAGCAAGCTTCAAACAGAGCGCGTCACCGGCCACAAGCTCTTCTTTGCCGTCGCTGACAGCATCTTTGCTTACAGGTGTGTTTGCAGCACTGGTTAAGTCCCAAGCAGCCGCCAGTACAACGTCACCGGCGCCGGGAGCTTCTCCGGTGTTCAGCTTCTCAATTGTCAGGGTACCGGCCTGGCCGGCTACGGTTACATGACGTTCATATGCACTGATAACTTTGCAAGGAGCAGGAGCAATGAAGAAGGTCTTGGCGACATCAGCAGCCGCCACCTGGGGATACCCTACCGTAAACCGGGATCCCTTGACAAACTGCCCGGCCGCTTCAATAGCCGAGCCGTCAAGCTTCACTTTTGCAGTCGTACCGGCTGTTAGTTTAGCTTCTACACATATTCCGGCAGGTGTATTTTCTGCTGATACCTTCGTAAGTTCCTCATTCGTAGCATCCCAGAAAAGCCGGTCACCTACGGCGAACGCCACAGAATTTATTGCCGCCAGCTCCCAAACACCCTCCAGGTGCACCGAGCCTGTAGCGGATGCGGCAATCGCTTCACCGGCGATACCGATACCATTTGTCAGCGGAACGACATCGCCGTAAGCAATAGCAGAGCCGCCGTTTACATAGTCAATTGTTTTACCATCTTGCACGAACATATGTTCTTATCCTCCTTGATTAGTTTATCTTATCCGGCTTTAGGACGCAGCCTTGCCGGGGTTGCAGTACAGACCACGGTAGTCAATCACGGTCACACCGTAGTCGATAAAGATGCGCCACTTGATCCCGAGGAAGTCAAAACCGACCTGGCTTTCAAGCTTCGGCATGTCATTGCCGTTGAGAAAGGCCACTTCGATTGTGTCGATGTCTCCGGGAGCAGCCGCCAGGTACCAAGCGTATTCGTGGGTCGTATCGATCTCAGCGTCAACGACAAGGGATAGAGCGTTCCGGAATACGTTAGCAACGCCGGAATGGTCCCCAGCCGGATCGGCAATTGACCACAGGAACTGTTGAGAATCAGTTTCTAGGGCCGCCGGCACCAGCAGGAACGAAGGCGCGATGTTCAGCGTTTCCAGTCCACGAAGGTTTGTCTGCTTCCTCATAGCCGTGCGTCCGGCACTGACTGTACTTGTCCCGATGTAATCCCCGGTACCCGCAAGGTTGCCGTGGTCAGTATGAAAAAGGGCCTTGGTGTCGTATATCGTGACATTATCATTAAGCTGCTTATAGACCAGCTTGTTAATGCCGCGGGCAGAGGCCCTGACATAAGCTTCCGGTACTCTGACCAACATCCCAAGGTCGTCGTTGATCAACGCCTGCCGGGTAAATCCCCAGCTGCGTCCAAACGTAGCCAGGATACGCGAAACGCCCTGGTCCTGTACTCCATCGAACTTGAACTCACCGGATTGCGTCATTTCTTCCAGCTCACCGGCTTCAGAGATTTGATATATTTTTGTCGCCTTAAAGTCTACGAGACTTCCCCGACTCGTCCATGCCTGGTAAGTTGTGGCCGCTGCCCGGTATGCCTGTGCCATGGATTTATTGACTGTGTTATCCAAAATACCGGAAAACTGGCTATCAGGAGTCAGTGCCTCACGGAAAAGTGCATCATCATCCAGCCAGTGAGCGTTAGCCCTGCCTTTGCGTAAAACACAATCAACGGCCAGGTCACGCAGCCGCATACCCCGCAGGTCAGTTGCTCCGGGAGCGGGTTTTTCGATTACTTTACCAGCACGCAGGAGAATGCCGTCGGACGCTGCCGCCCTGAACTTGTCAGCCTCTTCTCTTACAACGCTAACCACGACAGGACCTTTATCCCTCGTCAGTTTTTCGATTACCGCAGCCCTGACCGTATCAATGCCAGCGCCGCTGTCGATATGGTCTTTGGGATCAATCTCGAACTCCCGGCACAGGGCAGTGATGTCACTTACCCGTTGCCTTTCAGCCTTAACCGCTCTGTCGGTGTCGGACTGGGCTGTAATCTCTCTTTCCTCGTCTGCAATCGCTACTTTCAGGGTATCAATGTCCCGCTGCAGCCCGTCAAATTCCGTCTGCTCTTCTGCAGACATATCACGGCCTGCAGCTTTGGCGCTGTTTATGATCTCCTGCTGCCTTGCTAATTTCCTTTTGAGCTCTTCTTTCTTGTTCACTTTTCAACCCCCTATAGATAGTTTTTATTGACTTGTAGTTGCCTCTGAGCGAGGCTAATAAAATAAGCGCCTGTTTCGGCGCTTTGTTCTGTTTCAGCCTGTTCCGCTCCCCTGCCCGGCCCGACCGTGGGATCTGCCGGAACAGGTTCAATACTTATCTCAATCGGCTCCCACTTCAGGGCCACATATGCGGGGCCTACGAATCTGCCGTTACTTGACGTTTTGCCGGGCATTACTTCTTCCCAGCTGTCGACACTGTAGCCGAAGGATACGCCTTTGATTGAGCCGCCAAGAAGCTTATCCCGTACCTTTTGGCTGTCCTCATCTCCGTCAAATTCAATCACAGCCCTTCCTTTGCGCTGTTCAATATCCAGCCAGGCTTTTTCGATACGGGCAATAGGCATTTTGCCATGTTTGACATCCCGGCCATGAGCGAACAGGACAGTTCCGACAGTCATTAACCTGTCGAAGTTAACGGCGCCAGCTTCATGAGTGAGTATTTCGGAGCCGAACCACCTGGGGACGGCATACTCTGAAGAGAACGACAACTCAACTTGATTCGGATTTTCTTCAACTGCTCGAAACTCAATCGCCGCTGTTCTGGGTTCCTGTATCCCCGCTTTGGGTTTGTTGCGCTGTGGCATTTTGTGCACCACCTCCCGTCTGCCCTGAAATATCTAAGCCCAGCTCCTTGGCCATGTCCATTTCTGCCGCCCTTTGTTTCAAGACATCCCGCCAATCCTCTCCACGTTCGGCGCACAACCTGGCAAGCGTATCCTGTCCAGTCTGCAAGGCTTTGGTATTGGCGTTAACCTCTTTGAGCGGGTCGATCCAACTCCACCCCGGAGGTATCCAAACATGCTTTAAATACCTCCGCTTGTCCTGCCAGAAATCCGGAATTACAAGTTGGCCGGCAAGTACAGCCGATATAACAAACTCGGTGTATACCTCCATGCAAAAATGGTCGATTAAAAACTGCTGCCAGATAGCGTAAGTCCGCTGGTCTTCAAGCAGCCCCTGCCGGGCACTGCTGTAATTGACCTGCGACATATCCCTGGAAGCGGCTTCGTATGATATTCCCAGTCCAGCGGCTGCAAGTCTCTGCTGTGTCGATATAAAATCTTTTGCGCTTGTAGCCTGTCCTGAAGGAGTAACCGCTGTTATGCTCTCCCCAGGCTGCAGTTCTCTGATCATCCCCGGGGACATGGTCTGCTGCTGGTACCCGCTTTGGGTGTCGGTTGACCCACTATGTATTCCCCTGCCCGTATTTCCGGATGGGCTCTGCTTCGTGATAAACACTGACAGGCAGGCCAGGATCCTTTCTTTTACACTCACGGCCTCAACAAACTCGTTTACGTCCCGGACCCTGGGAGCTGTCCTTGCCAAAGGAGACATCTCCCGGATCTGTGTCGGTCTGTTTTTCTGCCACAGAAATATTATCCGCTGCGCCTCTACCCGTTCTGATTGGCCTGTCCAAAAGCCGTCCGGTGTATATTTTTTCAGCCAATAGGCTAAGGGCTTGTTATACTCGTCAAGCTCTATCCCGTTCCAAACTCGGTTCCTCCCCAAACCAGGGAGGTAATTGATTGATGTATCCAGCTCGTCAACTTCCCTGGGCTGCAAGCTAAACGGTACGGTGCTGCCTTTTGTATAGGCCTTGACAAACATGATCCCGCCGTCAACCAACAGGCGCCGTATTGCCATACGCTGCATTTCGGCAAAGGACTGCAGACCTGCCACATCACAGTTTCTAGCCCGGCACCACTCACCCCAAAGGTCTTCAATCTGCTGGTTCAATTCATCGTTGTCAGTAGTGCCGTCAGGGTTTTTAATTTTTGCCTGGACCTTTATCCCCGTACCGACTACATTGCGTTCAAGCGGCCCGATAATGGCCTCGGCAACATCACTGTTCCGTTCGAGGTCCCTCGCTCTGGCCCGGATAATATCCCGCTGTGGCTGATCCGTCTGTTCAGCTGTAGCGTTTACCGGCGTCCAGCCGGCGTTTAGCCTGCCGCTGTCTCCGGAATCATAAAAGCCCCTCATGGCTTGTCTCCAGGCATTGCGTCGGTATCCCCATGAAGGGCTTACAAATCCTATTGCTCTATCTAACCAATTCAAATAGTCATCACCTCCGATCAAACGTAGCGACTACTGTTGTATATCCAAGTGCTTCAGCCAGTGCAGTTTCAAGCCGCTTCCGCTCTTGAAACAAAACTTGTAAGTCCGGCCTTCTTAAGCGCCTGCTGCCGATGCTGTATTCCTGAGCTCCGCCCAGTATTGCGGCAATTGCCGCGTTGACCTGGTCGAGCTGTTCTTGTGTCGTCATTTCAACCACTCACCTTTCTGTGGCGGCAGCCACGGCTTGCCGGCGCTGATCCCCTCCGGAACTCCTTCCGGCTGCCTCGGTTGCGGAACTATTTCGGGTTGCTGAAGATATCTGACGTGCAGCAAGTCAGCAGCCAGAGCCGCGTAAACTTCGGCATCAAGGTAATGGTTGGCAGCATGACTGCTTTTCGGCCGCCATACCTCAACCTGCCGGCCGCCTTTTTTCTCCAGGACCTTTTCTTCAGCGCATATCTGTTCAGCGTAGTCACGGTCGCAACCTTGAAAAACCATCCAGGAGCCCGGACCATTCGGACGGTTAAGCCGGCCGGCAATCATATCCTTGTACTGGCCGCCGTCAACCAGGTACAGCCTCAAGCCATACGCCTTACTATCCGTCTTGTCAATCGTTGTAACCTTGTACCTGGACAGCAGGGGATTTGACGAGCCCTTAACCGGTACTGCCCACTCCTGATTGATAGCGCAGAAATCATAAACTTCATCAGTGCGGTCACCCGAGTCGACCGCACAAAGATTTACCTGATAATCCTTTCCATCCCTACCTTTGTATGGCAGGTTCATAATGTATTCGACTTCGTCCCAAGTTTCGGCCATGCCGTGGGCTATGTTCCAGCTGGTCATTGATGCGCCCCAGGCACGAATCGTATAGTAAAAACAATTCTTCTGGACATCGACGCCGGCCGTTATCAGTAGTGTTCCGTCCGGGACTGTCCCGTCTTCATAGACGCTCTGCCGCTCCAGGACCTTGTCAGAGTTCATTTTAACTTCCGTGTTTTCCCAGGGCTCAGCAAGCCACGAATTTACAAAGTTCATAAGCAACTCCGGAAAGTCTTTTGACTTAACGAACTCATAGGCCACATCACCGAAACGCACCCAAGGGGAATATATAGCATTGAGATGAAACGCCGTCTTTCTTGTCCCGTTGTTCCGTTCAAACTGCCATTTACCGGCTTTGATCATGCCCGGCTTATGCCCGTCGGTGATGATCCCCCGGCACTGCTCACACTCATAATGAGCCGTAGCCTGTACAGCCTCCGGGGTCTTGGCAGTTTTGGGCCATTTTATCTGTTTAAATCTCAGCGTCTGGCTATGGCCGCAGTGCGGGCAGGGAACATAAAAACGCAGCTGGCTATCAGCTGCTTCCCATTCTTGCCAAATTGGCCCGGTCTTTCTTGTCGGTGTTGAGGTCTGGAAAATTTTCTTATTATGCGCAAAAGTTTTCGTCCGCTCACGGGCTAAGCTCCGCGGGTCAGCCTCCTTGCCGGCGTTAGTCGGAAATTTATCCACCTCATCGAAGAGCAGGTACCGGATCGGCCTGGAGGCCAGAGACGCCGGAGAGTTGGCGCCGGATAAAACGACGTACATTCCATCGAACTGTAACTCAAGGATCTTGCTATCCCTGTCCTGGTATCGTTCTCTCAAAACAGGGCATAGGTTAATCATCGGCTGCACCCGGTTCTTACTGGTAAACTCAGCCAGGTCAAGCGTAGGATATACAAATAATGTTGGACTTGGGTCCTGGCCTATGATATAACCCAAAATATTATTAAGACTCTCTGTTCCCCCTGTCTGGGTAGGCTTACAAAAAATTATCTCTTCTATATCTGGGTCAGTAAAAGCGTCCATTATGCCCTGAAGGTATGGCGTCCGCATTGTTCGCCACTGACCGGGCTCTGCTGAGGTCTTAGCGTCCAATACCCGATATTTATCAGCCCACTCCGAAACCGTGAGTTGTTCGGGAGGTCTTAATACTATCAGGGCATCGCTTATACATGCAGACCATTCAACTGGTTGTTTTTTTCTTCGGCGCCTTGTAGACGCCGTTGATGCTAATCTGCCCGAGGGCATCAAGTGTCAACTCCGTTATCATCTTTTCAATCCTCCTGGCTGTTACCGGATCGACAAAGGGAGAAATTTCAGTCGTTACCCGGCGACTATATCCCAGCATAGACCTCCGTAGGACAACAAAAAACCGCTTGAGTTCAGCGGTAATTTCCTCCTTCGGTATGTACTCACCTCGGGCAATAGCGTTTTCAAAAGCTGCCTCTTCTGATTTCTGCTTCTTGAGTTCAGCCTCATACTTGAGCTTCTTCAGGGCAAACGATGATTCAGCGGCCTGTTCTTCGTCGATTATCTTTGTACCGCCGATCAATCCCCGCCATCGGAGAATATCCCATAACGGCCACCAACCTCGGGCAGCCTTCGGGCAGCCCTTCGGCTCCCAATCGGCAGTGAGCGTTTTCCGGTTGATTCCGAGCTGCTTACACAGTTCACCAGTGGTTATGCAAAATTTGTCTTTTATGGTTTTATATTCTTCATTCATATTAGTAAACACCTATTTACTATCGTTACTAAGTTACTGGTAATTACTGGAATATATCGGGTGGAAAAGCGGGCCTCGCAAGACCCGCACTGTGGCACTGGTCAGGAAGTACCTTTAGTTTCCATAACTGTCATCATCTGACTTATCCCTGCCAAACAAAAAGAGCCCAAAGGCTCCATAAACAAAGATAGCGCCCTAATGGGCGCACGATTCAACATTAGATTAAACTGTCAATGCTAATATGTCAAACCTCATATAACCCTATTATCTGCTTCTTTGGCCGTTTCTTACGCTTCTTGCTTGATTTACTACTGCGCTTTCCATGAGGCGCATCTATTTGCAGTATTGCTTCTCTTTGTCTTATCTCAGGAGGGCTTGTTCTGCCCCACCAACTCCAAAACTCAGTCTTTGAAGCGTAGTAGGTTAAGTAAAGCGGGCATGAAGCATTACACTCTTTATTATCACAGCATGTTGGTCTGTTCACGGCACACACCTCCCGGATAAAATTAAAGAGGCCTAAGCTTTTACGCTCAGGCCTCTCTTTTGTTAGAGTCAGCCTTCCAAACTGTTTTTATTTCTCCCCAAACAAGTTTCCCATCCTGCACTTTCAGGGTTATTTCTCCAAACTTCAGCCGGTCTATTTCAGGAGCACGAATTTTTATTTCGTTGATTAGTTGGTCAGATAATTTCAGCCGGCATCACGCTCCCCCGGCAGCGCCCCTGCTCTTCCCCGCTTGGGTTTCTCCTGCATAATTTCCTTCCACCACTCAAACGGCCCGTCATTTACCCAGGTCTTGATATTTACCTTTGCAGAAGCCCGGGGTTTGCGGGTTCTGAACCGTTCCCGGAAAACCTGGATAATACCCGGCTGCCTGTATAAAACAAAGTCATAAACTTGTATCATCTTAAGCCACAATCCTTTCAATCCTTGCCTTCACGGCTCCCAGTAAAGCGTTTTGCCCTGTTGCTTTTCGATTCAGAACATTCATCACGTCTTCGTCAATTGTGCCTTCAGCGACCAGGTGATGGACAATAACGCTCTCCTGCTGCCCCTGCCTGTCCAGTCTTGCATTAGCCTGCTCATAGCTTTCCAGCGACCAGGTGAGGCCGAACCAAACGATGATGTTTCCCCCGGCCTGGAGGTTCAGCCCGTGCCCGGCGGAAGCCGGATGCGCCAGAGCTACCGAGATCAGGCCTGTATTCCAATCTTCAATATCCGCTGATGTGTTAAGCGCCCTTGGCCTATATCCCTGTAAAAAAGAGTTAAGCCTGTCGTAGTCATGCCTGTATGCGTAAAAAACGAGGACCGGTTTACCATTCGCCGCCTCCAAAATATCTCCCAAGGCTTCAAGTTTTGCATTATGAAACTCCCTAGCCTTGCCGAACTCATCATAAACCGCTCCATTAGACATCTGTAAAAGTTTATTTGTCAACACGGCTGCCGTGCCGGCAACGACATCCCCACCGGCAAGAGGTAACAACAGTTCACGCTCTAACTTTTCATACTGCTTCTTCGCCGCCGGCGGAAGCTTGACCGGGACGATCCTGTCGATACGCTCCGGCAATTCAAGCCAATCTTTGGCCGACATACTCAGGCACAGGTCAGCCAATTTCCCGTAAATCGCTTTTTCTGCATCCGGTTTAGGTACCCAATCAAAAATAACAGTACGGTTCCGCTTGCCGGGGTTAAAATAACGATCACGGTACCCCGTTATCGTCTGGCCCAGCCGCTCACCACGATCAAGCAGATATATCTGCGCCCATAAGTCCATAAGCCCATTCGGTGCCGGTGTACCAGTTAATCCTACAATCCTCTTTATCAAGGGTCTGACTTTCCGCAGAGCCCTGAACCTTCTGGCCTTGGATGATTTAAAGCTCGACAGCTCGTCTACCACTACCATGTCAAAAGGCCACTTCTTGCCGTAGTAGTTAACCAACCATTCAGTATTTTCGCGGTTAATTACCCAGATATCCGCTTTTGAATTCAAGGCGGCGATTCGCTGCTGCTCGGATCCCAGAACTTTGGCTATTCTTAAATGCCGTAGGTGATCCCACTTTTCCGACTCACGGCTCCAGGTATCTTCCGCCACCCGTAAAGGAGCTATAACCAGCACCCGGGAGACATCAAAATAGTTGTAAAGCAATTCATCAACAGCTGTAAGAGTAATGGAAGTTTTCCCGAGGCCCATGCCCAAAAGGAGGGCGACGGCTTCTTGACCAATTATTTTGTTTGTTGCATATGCTTGATAAAAATGCGGTGTGTAGATCATTTACATACCTCTGTGATGAAATTTCTTATTTCCTGGATTGAAGCTATTTTATAAACCGAAAAACCTAAATTTCTTAATTCATCCGCTCTTTTTTCCTGCAGCGGTCTCAAGTCTTTTCCGGGAGCTTTCAACTCTGCGAATATTACCTTACCTCCGGGAAGAAGAATAATCCTGTCTGGCATACCTGATGTTCCGGGAGAGACGAACTTTAAAGCTCTGCCACCTAATTTTTCAACTTCTTTTTTGAATCGACGTTCGATTGTGTTTTCTATCACATTTTTACCTCCGGTTGCCGATGATCCGAAGTTGCCGATGTTTCTTACGCGTGTGCGCGTATAGGCGTGTGCGCACGTGTAAATATATTTATCTCTATTTTTTATTACTGCTTATATAATTCTCGGCAACCTCGGCAACCAGCCTTTCTAACCCTTGCTGTATCTAGCTTTAAGCGGTTGCCGATCGTCAATAAGCATCGACAACTTATTCAGCTTTTTTCTATATTTTTAATATGTGTCAAATTTTATCGGCAACTTCGGCAACTTCGGCAACCGTGATATACCTTCTCTAATTTCTATATTTTGATAGACGTCAAATTCTATCGGCAACTTCGGCAACTTCGGCAACTTCGGCAACCGGATATCTTTCATCGGCAACTCTGATATAGGCTCTTTGACTTCCATATAATTGAAATTTCATTTTACCGTCTTTATTACCTATATGTTTCTCCCAGTTGTCGATCTGCCTCATTAATCCATGTAATTCATCTATTTCAAACCTCTTGATAACCGCCAAATCATTCTCAAATAGCTCACACCAAATTTCAGCTATACAGACACGGTCACGCTGTACAGTCCCAGCTGCGGCGCTGCCAAAGTCCCCGCCGTGGATGAACAGCCTTCTCTCGTTTAGGCTCTTTGACTCCCAGTCTTCCGGGAGCGACATCTCCAGGAAATCCTTAATCATACCGAGGCGCTCGTCGCTTTCCATAGCAAGCTTCTGCTGTTCATAAGCTTCTGCAGCTGCTTCCCCTTCGAGATATAATTTCTCCCCATCTGTCCAGGCCTGCAGAGCTTCAGCCCATATCTGATTTACTGTATCAATACCTAAATTCCAGGATGCTTTATCTTCCGGCACCCCTACAATAGTTACCGGCCAGAAACGACGGTTGCCGGTACTATCCCGTAAAAATCCAGTGTCATTATTGGTGCTGCCGACGATGATGCACTGCCGCGGATGCTCCACTGTCCGGCGGCCGAATGAAGGCCTGTAAATATCACGCTGCCGGCTTAAGAAAGACTTCACTGCTTCCACTTCAGCCTTTTTAAAACCGGCAAGCTCACCTATCTCCAGGATCCAGTACCCCTGTAATTTCTCGGCGGCCGTCTTATCCTTCATGTCATTCATATTGAGCGAATCGTTAAACCACTTGCCGGCAAGCTGGGTAAATAGGGTGCTTTTCCCTATACCCTGCCGCCCTACAAGGACCAGCATATAGTCGAATTTACAGCCCGGCGTCATCACCCTGGCAATTGCAGCTACTAAAGTCTTTTTAGTCACTGCCCGAACATAGACAGAGTCCTGGGCACCGAGGTAATCTATGAGCAGTTCTTCTATTCTAGGGATACCATCCCACTCCGGAAGGCTTTCCAGGTATTCACGGATAGGATGGAAGGCCCTTTCGTGGCTTACCGCTGCCAGTGCGTCGTTTAATTTAGGCGGAGTCCATATCTTATATATTTTTTCTAAATAGACTCTCAGGCTTGCATCGTCATCGTCGCACCAATCCGGTCCCTGCCATTCCCCCGGTTTGCGCCAAGGCATCTTCTCCAGTAGCACTATTGCGCCCCTGTGAGAATTGTAAGCTATGCCTTTTAAGTTCTGGTCATTGCGTAGTATAAGGACCAGGTTGGCAAGGGAGGTTACTATTTCTCCCCTTTTGTTATATTCCAGGCGCTTTGCCCAGCTTTCTTCACTGCTTTTGAAGTCCTCTTTAGCCCTGGCCAAGAGTTCTTCTCCGAGTGAGCTTCTGACCTGGTCATCAGCCTGGCAGAACTCCAGCATTGCCGTATATGAAGGAAGCTTATTTACCGGTGTCCCGGGCTCGGCTGCATCGTCCAGGTCACCGAACTTATGCAGCCTGACCAGGTCGAAGGCATTGACCAGCCTGCCGCTGATCGGGTCCGTCCCATGGTGTGAGTAAGCGAACAAATCATTGTCATAAACGACCAGGCCCCCCGTAGTGGTACCGGGCAGGTAGGTATACCGCCACTCTCCGCTTGAGGCGTAAATGTCCTCCAGAAAGGCCTCAATTGCTGCCGATATTGTATAAGTCCGGCAGAAGGCGCCGACCATGCCCGGCTTCTCCAGCGGGTCCCCCTGCTTGTCCGCCTGCTTCTTGCGTTCAGCTATTGTCCTTGAGGACTCTGGCCAGTATGACGGATCCCGCCAGTCAGGATACCGGGCCAGAACTTTATCGGGGTCTAACCAAGGCTCATCCAGGCACTTAAAGACGTACTCCCCGTCCAGAGCTGTAGACGGCCAGTACATCAGCCGGTGCGGCTGGTAAGTAGTGTCGTCGAAGAAGTCTATCCCGAGGTCTGCAGCTATCCGCCGGGCCACTGCCGGGTATTCATCCGGAGTGACAGGGCGTAATAAGGGAAAGACCAGGCGCAGCCGTGGGTTCTGAGGGCTATGCTTGTGGGTTGAGTATATGACACAGGCATAGCCGAACATTGTCTCCACAGCTGCCCAGAAGTCGCCCTGGACATAATCGGCATCCAGGGTAATGACCTGGCGCCAGACCACTGCCTCAGTCTTCCGCCGGCCGCCCTTCAGCGTTCCACCGACAAAACCTCCCGTGTCTTTCCGCTCATCCTGCTGGGCCTTGGTCATTTTCCGGTACTCGTCATATGTCTCCTGGGTTCGTGTGGTCTGGCTTAACCGGGAGACCAGCTCAGACCAGAGCATCTCCCGGTTCTTCCAGTTCGTTTCCTTCCGGCTGCGGCCCGTGGCGATGGTAACAGTACCGTCGTGCTTTAATTTACGTTTAATTGGGGTATCTGGGGTTTTCGGATCTTGCTTCATTTTCTCACCCGTTCTTGACGTTCTTTACCAGACTGGTTTTATTGTCTACTAAGTTTCAATCCAGCTCATAATTACCTCCTATGTATTCAATTTCTTAGCCGCTTCGACGGCTTCAGGGTCTTTTAATATCTCCTCTGTCGGTCTGTCCCAGTTAACCTTTGACGCATGATCAAGAAAAGCTTTAACAGCTTTACGCATATTGGGCCATTTTCCACCTATTCTGAGCCCTGATTTTTCATGCGAAAGGGCATAACCAGACAGGAGATCACTGTTATATCCGTAGGCTCTATGGATCATCACACCGGGATAATCTTTGTTCCGGTAGACCTCGACGGTTATTGGATCATCTTTTCTGGTCTTTAATTCTCCAGTACCTTTTACCCAGCCCTTGGCAGCCTTTTTTTCGTCTTCAGCGGATATGTAATCGCTTAAATCAGAAATACTTTCTTCAAGGGCATAATTACCGTCCAGGTATTTATTCAGGTCAATCAGGTCGTTAAGAATTTGTTCCAGTGTCTTTTGAGGCACGACTATTCTCCTTTCTTCTTAGTTCTTTTCCGCTCACCTATCCGGTTCTGAATGTCTGCTATGATAATTCCTGTTTTTGTCAGATCGGTATCGTCTTTAATTAGGCCGTGCTGGTTCAGCCTTACCAGTTGCTTCCGGGATACAAGGATTAGGTTCCCGAGATCAAAATTCCTGTTATTACTATCACCGAATATAATTACGTGTCCGGGAGGAACAGGTCCGTTGACAGTCTCCCAGATCAGGACGTGCTTTCCTTTCCATTTGTTCGGGTCTGCGACCTTGATATCGGCATAGCCATCACCGTTTACCCGTTCAGTGCCGACAGGTTTGTAATTTCCGGGTATGTGGCCTTTCTTGAATTGCGTTGGTTCCCAGCCGCCAGTACCCTTTAAACCTTTATTCCATGGAATTAATCCTTTTTTAAACTGGGTCGGCTCATGCCCTTTATTAAGCCGGGAATCTATCCCGTTATGCAGACCGTGTTTGTTGGTAAGAGTTACCATGGCTGAAACGCTTATCGACATTCTGAACCGCTCATTAAACTTGGCTGTCAAGGCTTTAAAAGGACATCCGGAAATGTTGGCTGCTAGAAAATCGATATGCTCTTGGGTGTATTTACGGTTCATCTTACTCCCTCAGAAAATCAGCCTTAAGCATCGGCGGTATCTTCTTATCAGTCTTTTCCCTGAGACCGTATTCCTCAATAAAAGTTCTGGCTTTTAATACCAAAGAGCCATTTGAAATTATCTGGCCAGCAATGTCCGATACGGCTTTCGCCCTGATGATTTCTTCTTGCAGTCTTTCACCGTTCAGCTCTTCGTCACCCAGGCGTTCCAGCTGGGCGAACAGGTGATTATTTAGGTCATCAAGCGAGTTCTGCATTTTAACTTAGTGCCTCCTTCTTAAACGACCTTGATCCTGATAGTGGCTAACTGCTCATCGATCATATCTGCCTTGCTTCTAAGCTCATCCCTGAGCTTTAAAGCCTCTTCGATAGTAAGCAGCTTTTCCGGCTCTTCTGCCGGCTGTTTCTCATCCATTAGCCCGTATTCCCGCTTGAGGCGGTAAAAGACATCTGCGGCTATGTTGAGCTGTTCATAAATTTTTTTGTCTGTTTTGCCCTCCGTTTTAAGGTTGATCATCCTTTCTCTCGGCAGCAGATCTTTGCCTATTTCATAGCGTGTCTTTGTGGTTTCATCTTTTGACGGGACATAAGCTTCCACTTGGTTCTCCTCCTTTTTATTCTTCCAGCTACCAGGATTGATTTGGTACGCCTCCATAAGGCGCAGCATCTGGTGTCTGCCAATGCCCAGCTCTTTCATCGCTATACTCCAGCTTTGGCTCCGGCGCAGGACGGAGGTCAGTTCCTCCCGGGTAATAACGATCTGCTTTTCTTGGTAAGGAGTGTTCGGCCTTACTTTCGGCGCCCCGTACTTTGCAGCGATTTCCTCCGACGTCAGAGTGTAGGTTTCCACCGGCCCGTTTGCCGGCTCGTCCCGCTCAAGGCCGAAGCGGGGATCTCCTGTCCTGTATCTTGATATACTGTTCATCCTTCATCACCTAACTAATTTCAATAACGGGTAAAGTTCCGAGCAGATCCAGTTGATACTGGGGCAGCTCATATAAAACTATTGTTCCGGTCTGCAACCTGTCCTTATGCCTCCAGTAAATCAATTCCAGCAGGGGGTATCCGTTTTCATCCTTTTTAATGGCTATAGTCCTGGCCCATTGCTGGGGATTAAGAAGTTTATCCAATCTTTCCAGCCGCTCATAGTCTGTAGACATTATCTTGCCGGCTATCTTGAGGAATACGGGCTTTCCAATAATGCGTCTGTTCTTTCTCAGTTCTTTTTCTAAGGCTGGTATTTCATTAGGATAGGTAACCTTGGAATTAAGCTTTGCAGTTATGCTTCTTCTATTTGCTGTGAGTATTTTATTGGCTTTCCGTTTGGCCTCCTGGATAAATTCGTTTTCATCATCCGTGAGTTTACGAAGGTACATGGTCATCCTTCTTTCAATTGTTTATATAAGGCTCTTCCCACTTAACACCGATGTAATCCAAGACTTGCCCCCAGCCCATTTTGTACATCCAGAACTGCCATTCCTTGGGGTTATCTTCCCTCAGTCTGTCAAACCGGTGCGGACGTTTTTCAATGTGAATTCCAAAACCACACATGGTGCAGCCGGTTCTCTTCGCTCTAGTAGTGTCCAGTGTCCCGTCGGGCAGTTCCACGATTTCGCCGTAAATCTCTGGTACCGGAACCTCAAGATACAGCGCCAATTGCAGAAGGTCAGTTTTGCTGAATATCGCAAAGGGGCAGCTACGGGTGACGGTTTTGCCGTAGTAGTTGCAGCCGTTCTTTATCAGGCCTAATTCCCGTTGCCCTCCTTCCGCAGCCATAAGTCCTAGATATGGACTCAATCCGTTTTGCTTCGCAAAATCATCTGCCGGCTTTTCTTTCATCCAATAGCAGCACCGGTCTGATACTTTGAAAGGAGCGGTTTTACATTCTAGATCTGGTCTATGGTCGTTATATAGGCCGCCAAAAAGCTTTAGCCATTTATCGGGCAATTTGATTTTGTCGCTGTGCTGAAATTTACCCTGCGCCCCCATATCGCCGGTCATCAAGGCATGAACATAAGTCAGTTTTGGGTTATTCGGCTTTTGTAAGTGCTCAATTTTTCGGGCTTTCATCTTGCTAATAACGGGGAACCCGAATTCTCTTATGACCTGTACTTTGCTTTTGTAAGGCTTCAGAAAAATCATGTTGTCAAGCTGCCGGTGTACTCTCTGAATACTTTTATCTTCAAGAGCTGACACCGACACTCCGGGAATGCTCTTGCTTACAAATCTGCGCAGAAAGAATAAAAGCGTAATGCTGTCTAACCCACCAACTGAGCAGCAAACATCACCTTGCAGGTGATTGTAGAATTCCTGTGCCTTGAATATCGCATGGTTGAGTTTAGCTTCGTAAGGCAGACTTTGTTTTTGTTCGAATTCGTATCGCTTCATTAGCTTTCTCCCATTAATTCGTTTATAGTGATCCCTACAATTCCCGGGCTTTCGTCACTGTCGGTCGCTCTGAAGTGGGCGTCCGGGTGCTGGGGGTACATAAATTCGATCATCGCAAAATTAGCTACGTCACATAAAAACTCCGTGTTTCCTGTCCTCTTGTAGGCGTCCAGCCTCTTTTCCAGGCTGGCGATCATGTCTACCATCCCGGGCTTACAGTTTTCTTTTAACGGGCCGTATTTGTAATAGCTTGTCAGCATCCTGTTTTTACGCAGTCTGTCAAACTCTTCGCTGTACTCGGATTCCATTGGCTACCCTAACCTTTCATGTAATAAAAACTCTCGAAACCATCAGCCTTCATAGGCAGACCGGGGGCCCAGTCGATAGGTGATCCCATAATTTCATTAACCGTCTTTAAATCGCCCTGGCTGATCGGTACCTCTAAAACAGCTTCGTCATGCACATGGAAAACAACTCTGTAACCGTTATGATCAAGCCTCAGCAGGGCTTCGGCCAGGCAGTCACGGGCCGTTGCTTGCACAATATTTTCGACGAGCTTCCCGGAATATGTTCTTAACCGGCTCCATTTGCCTTTTTCATAGCCTTCATAGGTCAATCCCAGCCGGTCAAATCGCCGGTCAATTTCCATCCTTGGCCGGACATAAGCGAGGCGCCGTCCCGAGGGCAGCCGGATGAACAGTACCCCTGACTCATAAATGAAGGCCAGACCGTATTGAAGCACTACTGTAGCTTTTTCTGTGACAGCTTTTATAGCAGCGCTCTCCACGTCATGCCAGAACCTTACGATATTTTGATTAGCTTGCCGCCAGGCCTTTACCAGGTCAGGCAACTCTTCTTCAGCCAGGCCCATTTTTAAAGCGCCCATGGAGATAAGCGCCCCCGCTCCGCCGGCATAGCCAAGCGCCAATTCTGCTATTTTACCTTTCTGCCGGAGCGGGTTTCCTTTTGTTATACTTTCCACGGGTACCTTAAACATTTGAGCGGCTGACGCCTCGTAAATTTTTCCGTGTGAGTTAAAGACGTCCATCCGCCACTTCTCCCCGGCCAACCAGGCAATGACTCGTGCCTCGATTGCGCTGAAGTCTGTCACAATAAACCTGCAGCCCTCTTCAGGAATAAATGCCGTCCGTATGAGTTGGGAAAGCGTGTCTGGCGTGTCACCGAACAGCAGTTCAATAGTCTCGTAATCACCTTTAAGCAGGAGCTTTCTGGCAGCGTCTAGATCAGGTAAATGGTTTTGCGGGAGATTATGAATTTGCACTAACCTTCCTGAATTTGAGACTATTCTACCGTTTACCATGAACCTGTTCTTTGGCCCGGCATTGAGAATATCATAGGTTCTCATTTCCCTTTTTTCCTTTCAAGAGTGCGTTTTAATGTGGCTTTACGTTGCTCTATGTAGGCCTTATATTGTTCTGGATCTTTTCTAAGGTCCTCCCAGAAGCTCTTTAAACCTCTGCTTGCCGCCGGACCTTGCTTTTTGCGATCAACTGCCTTTCTCGCATCAGCAGTTATTCTCGCTCTTTCTTCTGGGTCTTGTATACTCTCCCAGCGTGTTTTTGCTTTGCCTGATATTTTTGTAGCTATCTCTTCTTTTTGCGCTTTTGTTCTACGCTCCCATAGAGCAAAAGCGTTTTCTCTTGTTTTAACTGATCTTTTATGCTTCCATAGAAGCTTCTCTTTTAAAAGGCGCGTGTCTTCTTCCTTTTTGGCTCCGATTCTAGCCTTAGCTTTAGTTTTATTAGCTATTCTTAAAGCTCGTCGTGATGCTTTATATGCCTCTCTCGGATTATCCTTACGCCACTGTGCTGCTTTCTGAGATAGGGCTTCATAGTCCGACCAATCACTAGCGCGTTTAATGTCTGATAACTTTTTTACGTATTGTTCCTTCAGCCCAGGATTTGCAGCCATTTTATCCCAAAATATTCTACCTCCTGCTTCGCCGTCAGCCTCTCCTCCTGGTGAGATGTTATACGACAACTCAAGGGGCTGCTGGGCTATATAGAACCGTTCTAGTTTTTGTGCCGCCGGTTTATTAGGAGCCGTATCAAGCAATTCAACCTTAAAACTATTAGGGCCGTATTTACGAATAGCGTTATAAAACGGATGGTTGCGGTCCTCGTCGAAGGCCCTTCTCTTATGCTGCCTCCAACGCTCTTGGATGCTTGATTTAGTAAGGCCGATATAACTCTTTTCAGAAGGTGAAGTAATTTTATATATCCCGTACATTATCGCCGCACCATAGTTTCCTTTCATGTTTTCTTGCGTCACTCAGTGCCATTTTTTCGTTTGGTCCTACCCAGACGGTATGCTCAGGTGTGGCTGTGATACCGTCCCATTCGATAACGTCTTTTTCTCCACTGAATACTACTCCGTTATGATTAACCCATGTGCTACCGTCCCAAACTTTATCGGTTATTAGAACTCTTTCGATCGGTTTATCACATATTACGCTCTCCTTAGTTCTCACCCTGACTAAGGACCCCTCAGCTATACACCACCTTCCCGTTCTGTTAGCCCCGTAGAATTGCATTGTTCCCCGGATCCTGTTGTCCAGGCAGTGCGCTCGATCCATAGCTTCATATTTTTTGACTGAGGTCTTGGACATCTCCTGACGTAGTTCGAGTACCCGTTTGACTGTTTCACTTTCTGCCTGCTTAAGCAGCTCCGGGACGGTCTCTTTATTGAGGCTTTCCACCTCCAGGCCGTCAGTCTCCAGCAGCCAGGATTTCAACTGTGAAACGCTTTTAGGGTTGTCCAGGCCAGTCAGCCGGATTGCTTCCTCCATCCGCTGTTGCTGGTATGTCGTATCACAGGCTATCGCATTTTTGACCAGGCTGAGGTCTACGAATACGCCTCTGTCGTTGATGATCTGGTCAAGGTTCCAGAGCTTTTGTTCAAAAGCTGAAATAGGATGACGCAGAAGTTTTTCCCGGATTGTTCTTTCAACTACCACGTCCTGCCGGCAATACTCCTTAAACTGCTCCCACTTCTCGGGGGCATGTTCGGGTAGGTTCCTGGTTCGGTAGCCATTTGTTTTTGTTGGCTTGCAAGGGACGGAGAAATACCGGATTAAGGCTTTGCCGGCAGTGTCTTTTTGCTGCTGCAATTTCAGAGCTTTGGCCACGTCCTCTAGGCGCATCGGCAGCCCGAGTGTCAGCGCATGAACCTGAGTGCAGCGCCAACTGTCCGGAAGTAATTTTTCATCACGTAAAAAACGCCTTGATAAACAGACGCGTTCGAAGTTTGCATTGAACGCAGTCTTGATAATGCTTGAATCAAATATCGCCTCAATTATATGACTAGGAAGATTCTTACCTCCGGTCAGGTCTAATACCCTCACCGGTTCGTTATCAAAGGCATAGCCGAAGAGAAGTATTTCAAAATCCGGGGCTTCGGTATAGGCATATACCCCGCATTTTTTTAAATCTACGGATGAATAGGTTTCCAAGTCTATACAGAGTGTAGGCATTTCAATTACCCCAGCATTTCTTCTATTTCTCTGTCCCGTTCACGTTGTAGGCGTCTTTTGTGCCCTTCGACATCAACCTTCTGAACTATCCAGTTAGTTGCTTTACTTGACCTCTCGATTATGTCGACAACCTTCCCTACGCTGTAGCCTCTGACCGTATCACAGACAACTGGATCGCCTACTTGGAGTTCCAAGTCTGTGAAAAAGTCATAGAGAACCTCCATGTTGCCGGCAAAAGATATTTGTACAATCTTTATTACAGGAGCAAGGGAAGCGTTAACGCCTCTCTTATCCAGCCTCTTGATTAACAGGTCCGTTGCATCCATTTCTGCACCTTCCGTTTATAGCATGGGCGGGTAATAATCCACCCGCCCGCTATTATTTTTTTAGCCCAGGAAATCGTCTTCCTCGGCAACCTCATCGAAGTCATCTTCTGGCCTGGTACGCCCGCTTAACGATTCACCGTCTGCCAACTTCTGGACATTATTCAGCCCGCAGCCAATGCCCTTATTCCCAGCCCGGTCGAAAGCAAAGAAATTAATACTGGCCCGGCCGTAGCAGCCTGAGTAAACCTCTGTCTGGTCAAGGATCTCATTGACGTTCTTGTCCACAATGCCGGGCTTCTGTTTGGAACTTGCATTCAAGAAATAATGCCCGGCGTATTCCGGCTGATCTGGCCTGTCCACATCTCCGTCACGCAGGGGTAGTTTCAGGCTTGGGGGCAACTTATTTCCCCACAGGCTTAATCCTGCCTGTTTGGCGGCGTCAACCGCAGCTTTAATCTTGCGCAGTGTTTCTTTATCGCTCTTCGGGATCAGGATACACACCGAGTACTTCGGTTCCTGGCCCTCTATGATTGCTTTGGGCTGAAATAAGTGTGCATAACTGAACCTTACTTTTCCTGTCACTACTTTGGTATCCGGTGTTTTAGTTTGTGCTTGAGTTGCCAATTTATATTTCCTCCTTAATTTAAAACGCTGAAGTCTTCCACTGCTGAAGCGATTGACTGTATCTCCGGACGCTTGTCCGACTCGGGAACGAGGGTAGGCTTGCCGGCAGGTTTGATAACTAATTCGCTGAGCAGTTCGTTAAAAGGCTTCCTGCCGATTGACTTTTCCATAGCAGTGATACCGAACAGCTCCCGAGGTGCATAAATTTTATCCTCTGGGTAATCGGCAGCAACCAGCACCCTGGCGACAGCATCTTCGTCGGTGTATTTCCGGTTGCTGCGTCCCTCGACAAGCTTCCATCCGGGCCACTTCTTGCCGTGGTTCTCTGCCTGGTCAAGGGCATAGGCCTGGACATCGGCAGCCCACTTCTGCAGCTCATCCGCCCGGGTCAGTATGTCCGAGATTTCATCATCAGACAGGAGCGGCGGCTGCTGGAAGTCGTACTTGGCCAGCTCCAGGTTGTTTTCCGCCCTTGCCCTGCAAGTCTGCCGGGCTCTGCAAAAGCGGCAGTGCTCACCTGCACAAAACTCTCCTTTGCCGGCAAAGGCCTGAGCTGCACGGGGTTCCACATATTCATCCGCCCAGGTCAGGAGCTCCTCGACCGTCATTTCTTCAGTCGAGAGACTGTCAAGGCGGGGCTGGACGATGGTCATTCTGACTTTGGAAAAGTCGTAGAGCATATTAAAAGAAGCTATAGCGCCCAGGCCGTAAAGCCTGGTCTGTGGGTTTTCTGTGGCTGAGACGGGCACGCCCTTACCATACTTGAGGTCAATTACTTCCAGGGTGTCGTCGGAGATAATTACTACATCACCGGTGCCGAAACCGAACGGCACCCATTTGGAGAAGTCCAGTTTCTGTTCTAGTAGGATCAGGCTGTCAGGACAGGCATTTACTGCATTCATGAAGCGTTCTGATATAACAGACGTGTAGTTTTCCAAGTAGGCTTCCATATCGGTTGAGTACAAGGGATCTGCTTGGAAAAACTCGAGTTTTTTCTTATAGGGACCTGCCTTTACTTTCTTCAGCAAAGATCGGTTAAGTTTGAGTTCGGCTATCTTATGGGCAAGCGTACCTTCCGAGGCATAGCTGCTAGTCTCTTCAGGGAACTCCCGTTCAAGCAGAGCGCTGGGAGGGCAGGAAAGCCATCTATGGGATGCTGAAGCTGCCAGGATTGCATGATCAGACATTGATTAAAGTTCCTCCGCTTTGGCAAGTAATTCAGCGTATCTCTCAGCGGGTATCTCGGTCAGCTTGGCAGCTCCGAGGTCGGTAATCAACTTTTTAACCTGGGCCTGCTTGCCTGCTTGGGATAGGGCTGAAAGTTTAGCCCTGACCTGTTCGAGAGTGACAGGAGTTTCAAAAGGCGGGTCTTCGTTGACCGGATCGGCTACCTGTTCAACAGTCTCTTCCAATACGGCTTTGACCTCTTCATTTGTGGCTATGATGTTCTGATCAGGAGTTTGCGTGGGTTCGCCTTTGTCACAAGCCTGTACGGCTTTTGGGTAGGCCAGAGCAGCAGCAAGCGCTTGAACGGCTGCTGATAAATCTGGGGCGTTGATATTGACGTTGATTGTATAGGCCATTTATTTTTCACTCCGTTTTCTTTATAATTTGATTGAGTTGTTTTTACTTTCCCGGGTGAGCTATTGCCCGGGGTTCTTTTTGTCTAATTCAATCCTGCGCCTGGCTGCTCTGGCCAGAGATTTAATTTCTACTCCGATGACTTCGCAGGGAAAGCCGTTTGTTTCAACGTAGGCTATCGCTTTTCTGATTAGGAGATCATTTTTTTGGTCTATATAGCCTGGTTTTATAGAATCATTGAAGTCTTCTCTTACTGCGTAGTAGGCTGCCTCTTTGAAATTGAAATCAGGTTCGTTCATTTTAGGCCTTGTCCTCTCTAGGCTTTCTGGAACACGTTCAGGCCTATTTTGATTCCTGCTGTTCCCGGTATTTCTGCGTTTCCTTCGCTTGAGGCAATGATTATGGATTTGCCGGAAGTAGAAACGCCAAAGCTCTTTGTTAAATCAACAACGACGGTCAAGATGTTGTCCTTTATCTGCATGTCTATGTTCTTCGTGATGCACACCTCCCTTCTCTGGATCCTCTTTCAGCCTTCCTCCGCAGTCGCATGTCGGCTTTACCAAATGTTCCAACGATGCAGCAGAGTAATAGGGCTCCTTACACTCCGGACAAATTAACTTTCGCATTGATCACCTGCACATTTCTTGCAGAGCATTACCGGCTCTGCGTCTTCACCGCCGCAGCGGCTACATATGGGAGACTGATATTCCCTCAGGATGATTTGCCTGTTCTCCACAAAAAATTCCATAGGCGCGCCCTCTGGCAGAAACAAGGTTTTCCTCAGCTCTCTCGGGATTACAACCCTGCCTAGGTCGTCGAGACGCCGGACTATTCCTGTTGCTTTCATTGTTTTATGGTCCTTTCGTTTAAAGAAATTTTAGAGTTAACTTACGTTCTGTTTCCTCAACTCCGGGTGTCTCTTCTCAAGCCGCCTGAGATACCGATCTCCTCTGTTTTCAATGTTTGGCCTTCTCAGCTCATTCCAGAGTTTGCGCCAATATTGCCTTTGTTCTTTGCGGGTAGTACCTTTCATCTGGTTGCGGCTGTACTTCCAGGCGTTTTTCCAAATAAGGCGTTTCATTTTTCTTGGTTCATTTTTTGCCTTCTTCAATTTAAGGGCTATGTTTCGCACCTCGTTTCTTTAAAGAAATTTGCGGGGCCGGGCCTGATATTCGGGCCACTCATATACGGCCCCGCCTATATAAGGGAGGAGGTTATTAGATATCCTGATGATTAATCAGGATAATGGTTGACGTTTTATTCCATGCCTCGCCCTGCCGCGCCTCGCCTCGCCCATCCATAAACCCACGCCTTGCCTTGCCTTGTCTCGCCCTGCCACGCCAGCCCCGCCCGCACCGCGCCTTGCCGGAAACCATGCCTCGCCCAGCCCAGCCCAGCCCAGCCCAGCCTAGCCTAGCCTTGCCCGGCCCGGCCCGGCCCGGCCTTGCCGTGCCTCGCCGCGCCGTAAACCGCGAACCACTTGACCTATTTTTGCTTTTGAGCTATACTTGCCTTAACAGATTTTTTCTTCGGGGCCGCTCTTGCCAGCGGCTTTTTACTTTATAAATCCCGCCCACTTAAGGTATGCCCAGGCTCCAGCGACCCCGTAAACAAGCATCGCTGGTACCGATGTCAGTACCCTATATACTCGCTCATTAACCCTGTCTATTTTTTCATCCATCACCGCCCTTACTTGAGCGTCAGTCAAGCGCATTGTTGGTTAGCTCCTTTCAATAAACTTGCCGCCAGGTAAATATACTGGCCCAGCTTGTACAGCCTCGAAAATACTCCCCCGATAAACTCAAGCAATTTGCCCTCGCTGTCTCCGTCGAACACCCTGGCCCTGCCTCCGTGGATAACGATCACGCTTGACAACTGTGCGCCCTCCTTTCTCTTTCCTGCAAAACGTGCGTCCTAATTGCCCTGCGCCCCGGCATTGAGTGCCGGAGTATCGTCTGCTGCAGCTGCTCAATCTCTGCCTCACACGCTGGGCAGTTGCCTTCTGTGATGTGTCCGCAGGCTGTGCGAGGCTTGTACAGGCGTGGTGCGTACTGTGAGTAGATCAAATGTGTGGCCTCCTTTCTAGGGTTTTCCTCCCCTCCCGTCGAATAAGTAATTGTCCAGATTACCAATTCGAGGAAGGGAGGTGTAGTTGTGTCTGATAAAGAGATTGCTAAGGAAATTCTTCTTAAATCACTTGAATTTGATTATTTGCACAGAGATGAATTTCCTGATACGAGCACCGCAGTAGATATGATTTGTGAATCTTACAAAAAAAATTCTTAGTACCGTAAAGCAGGATTAATCTCGGTAAGAATCTTTATCGTTTCTGCAAGAACCTTTATCGTTTCTGTCGGTAGAGGTTCTTTTCTTAGTTCGATCTGTAGCCTGTCGAATGCAAGGTTTAAGGTATCCGATTTTTTGTCGCTCACCACTTACACCTCCTTTCCTGGTTGATTAACTGGCAATTTATGAAGTCTTTTGCAGCTTTAAAAATTGCAGATTATGCAATTGTGGCTCAAAAAAAATATCCACAGGGGCGTCAAGAAAATTGCAGGTTTTAATTACCTCTTCAAGAGTAAACTCTTTTTCACCATACATTTTATTGACCAGGGACTGCTGGGTAATGCCTAAATGATCTGCTAGCGTACTAAGGTTGTACCCTTTTCCAGCGACCGCCCCCCGTAGTTTTAAAAATAATTTTTCTCTCATCTTTATCACCTCAAGTCCGATTAGAATAATTGCATATCGTGCAATTACATAATACGACAATGTTTTTAGCTTGTCAATGCCTAATATGAAATTTATTTTAATATTATTATAATATTATTGTATTACGTGCAATATTATATTATAATTACTTTCAAAGGGAGGCGATTTTAAATGGTTAAAAATAAAGAGATAACAGAAAAAGAAGCTAAAGAGATAGGTTTAAGACTTAAAGAAATCCGGGAGGCTACTGGCTTACAACAGAATGATTTTGCAAAATCATTTTCAACTGATCCAACAGTCTATAACCGTTATGAGTCTGGTAAGATAAAGAACATGCCAAACTCTGTTATGTGGTCGATTTGCGAAAAATACAACATAGAAGTTGGCTGGCTGCTTGGGTTTGATGCTTACGAGAAATACAGAAAACCGGACATATCCCCAAAAGACTACAAGCCGATTGAAATACTTGGTACCATAGCCGCAGGAATACCGATAGAAGCCCAGGAAGATAAACAAGGGTATGAATACGTACCGAAAGATTTTCATGCCGATTTCTGTCTACGTGTAAAGGGTGACAGTATGATCGGAGCGTTGAGCCGACAAAAAGTTTCAACTGGCCTATTTTTATTATCCTACTTATATGTGGCGTCTTGCCGGGGCTTATTTATTTTATCTACTACCTGCTTAAGCCTAAAAACCGCTGCCCTATCTGCGGAACAAAAAAGCTGCAAACTACCGATAAGGCGGCTAAAGACGCGATAATAAACCAGCAATAAAGCCGGGCTACTTCCCCGGCTCCTGCTTGTCCCCATATACCCGCCGCATTCCCTCCACTGTCACAAGCCAGTTTTTGCCTGACTTGCGGGCCTCTTCCGCTGTAAACCTGCCCTGCTGGCAGGCTTTCTTTACCGTGGAGCTGTCCAGGCCCCATAAGCGGGCCGCTTCTGCGGCGGTGAGGATGTCGTTTACTTGCGCTGTGGCCTCCATAGCCTCTTTAAAAAGTGGATCGTCTTTTAATAAAACCTCATCAAAATCCTTATGTTTACGGATCACGGACACAACTACTTCTGTATGCCCCGCTTTTCCCGTCTTTTTAAGTCGATCCTCCCAGTCCGCACCTACCCGTGTAACTTCCTCACGGGTTACGATCATGTTTTTATAATATTTAATTGACTTTTCCATTTTATTCCCCTTTCTGCCGGATAAGGCCCCGGCCGGCCGTTTTAGCTTTAGTAGGACATTGCTTTCCGCATATTGTCTTGATGGCAATCAAGCTCAATGTTGTCAAGGTCGTTTTGGCTCATTTTCAGACCAACTCCATAGTAAGCTTCGATCATTTTCTTTTGCTTTGCTGCTACTGTCTGTTTTGCGCTCAGGTGCTGCAGGGCTTCCTCTTTGGTTTCGTATTTATTTTTCTTTGCCATTTGTTTTATTGCCTCCCTCGTTTTTATCTTATGATTTATTATATCTCGTTGACGGGATGTTGTCAATAGGTTTTTATAAATATTTTTATATTTTTTTTAAAATATTTTCTCCCTAAAAAGCAAAAAGCCGCCCCCGGAGGGACGGCTCATTATTCCACGTGAAATATTTACTTTTCACATTTCCCAGCCTGCAGGTCATAGTGTCGGCAGTTGCCACAGTTGGGGATAACTGCCGTCTGAAACGGCCCAGGCTTTGCACCGGGACGCTTGTCCCAGTCGCTGCAGTGGCGGAGCTTATGATCCTCCTCAATTGTACTCATTCCATGCCTCTTCGATGGCAGCCCTGATTGATTCCATAGACAACTTACCAAGTCCCCACGAATCCTTGTGCTGATTAAAATATTTTATTGCCTTTTCAAGTTTAATCTCGCCAATCTCATCTTTCCAAACCGTCTCGGCGTAGGTATACGCAATCTTTCCAAGACGTGATGTGGCCGTGTCTTTTATAAACACCTTTAGCGGTTTCCAGGCTAAAATAAGGAGCACAGCCAGGATAAAATAAAGCAAGCAGGGCACTACTTTGGCAAGCGCCTCTAAAAACAATTCGTACATACGTTTACCTCCATAATTTATTTTTGAACATAAATAAAGCCCTCTTCCACCAGGGCTGTTGGGCTTCGCATATCGCTTTCACCAGGGCAAGCTTCTGACCAGGCCTCATTTTCCGCAGGGCCTTCGTTTTCTCTTCACGGCGATCAGCCTCCTTTATTTAGGCATAACCTGATAGTCTTTTTTGCCTACCCACAGCGTTACTGTGCGATCGGTATAATTCAGGGTTATTTTCTTCTCTCCGGAATCGTAGTTTACGCTGTTTGCTCCTGTGACATCGGCCAAACCCCGCAACTCTACCATTGTGCGTCCGTTTATTATCATCGGAGGTACATCAAATTTCTTCGTCTGTGCCGGTATCTCAGGAGCAAATGCCCGATCAAATTCAACGGCCCATGCTTCCATCAACCCATGCAGACCAAAGTCAAGGTCCTTCCACTCTGCATAGTTTTCAGCCATTTGGTAACATCCAGCCAAGCCCCACTCTGTCCCCCAGCTGTTAGGGCCGCCTATAAACCGCTCATATCCATCACGCTTGAGATTCCTATCATACTCAAATATGGCCGTAGCATGACCGCCTCTTACCGTGCCCTCCGGTCTCAACAACCAACCGTCTGCCCAGTCAATGGATGTAACTAGACTGCCCATAAGCACCATGCGGCCCGATGCAATAGCCGCCTCTATTTCGTCCAGCGCACCGACATTCAGTCTTGCATACGCCTTTATGCGGTAATTCTCTGCCCGCTTCAGCATTTCTGGAGTAAATACAGGCTTGCTCCAATCAGGCCAGCTTGGACATAACTTTTCTGTGCAGGCACCTATATTTTTGACTACCTGCAGAACAGCCCGGAGGTTTGTTCCTTCGCTGTTTGGATCTCCATCAATCTGTTTTGCCTGCCAATAGACAAAGCGCGGGCTTAATGTGCCAGGAGGCAGTTTATAATAAGCATGTAGTATACTTACGATTGCATATGCGGCACATAAAGGGCTTTTCTCTTGATTAAGTATGCCGGTGTTATACTGCCGTAATGTTGCCGCATCAGGTATTGGCACAGATTCCGTGATAGCTTTTAAAGGCCAATCCCGTGCATCCGGAGGGCTTGGCTTAACGGCCCAGTTTTTATACTTTTGTTCCATTAGATTTGCCGTCCTCCTTCTTCAGTTGTTCCAATGCCTCTTTTACGGCACCGGGGATAGGGATGCCCATTTTTGCCAGGTTTTCAAGGATGCTTATTCCCTCGTTTGCGATGTAAAAGGATATCGCCAGACTGCGTAGAAACTCCGTACCCGTCAGGCTGTCCAGCCAAAAGCCAATACCGACAGGTATAAAGAGGCAAAACTTTTTAACGATGCCCTTCAGGCCGATCTCACTGTTTAGCTTTTTTTGATACCATGCCGCTGATAAGCCGGTTATATAATCAGCAATCACAAAAATTAATAATACCTTCAGTGCAATGTCCCAGCCGCCCAAAAGCCCGACGAGAAAGCCGCCAATTGCCGCTAAACTGTTTTTGATGCCCGCAACTATATCCGCATTATTCAACGTGCCACCCCCCCTGGTCAAATTTGTCGAAAACTGATACACTGTACCTGCAGGCAAGCGGGGCCGAATCCCGTAACCGGCCATCCCCCCTGGTTGGCCGGGCCTGCGCTAGTTAACCTGTTACTGTTGTATTCGTGATACTATTTTCAGTAGATCAAGTATGTTTAACTCTTCATTTCCGTCCACCCTAGCAACCCTTAGCCAGTTTCCAATTTCTCCGACCGGGACACATTGCAGCTGAAAATAACTTGTAGCATAAAGCATATCTAAAACATCAACCTTACCGTCTTGGTTAACGTCGCAGGGGTCGCTACATACTGCAGCATTTGATGCTGTGCCGCTTATTTCTTCCTCGACTACATCGGGAACGGTTAATTCGGCATTAGGTTTGAGCGTCCTTATTACAACACCCTGCTCTCCTTGTAGGGACCCAGCCATGACGGGCATTGCTACAATAAGACAAAACAGAATCATCAAAAGCAAAGCAATGATCTTTCGCATAAAAAACAACTCCTTTTAAAATTATGTTTTCATGATGTAGCATAGGGCATAGTATGGCGGCAGGTTGTTATGCGCCGTCCCGCTGCCGGCGCTCATTATTTCGTGAGCATGAGCCTTGCCCGTTCCTGACGTTTGCGAGCTCCCTGAAGGCCAGGCGTAGACATTTATATCAGTGCCGGCAGATCCTTGAACGGCGGAACTGGGAAAATTATAGCTGTGCGTATGCGCCAGTTCGTTGCCCGTCGTCCCTCCATGAGCATGAGCAGGCATTTCGTCCGCGGAAAGAGTATGTGTCGCCTCACCGCCGGTAGCCGCTACAGCGTAAGTACTTCCAGCGCCTACAATAAATTTATCCCGTAAGTTAGGCGTACCATTATTGCCGTCACATAATACCCAGCCGGAAGGGATTGAAGCCGACGAGCCGTGCCAGAGCAGTATCAAACCGGAGGGCAAAGCTGCCGCAACCGCCGCCGTTATGACTGCACTAAGATGTGACCCGTCAAGGGTGTCAGCATCAAGCGTGCTGCCGGTGCCCTGCGGAGTGATGTTTGCCGGTGCATGAGTATGTGACGCAGCCGCCGCCCCGATGTTTGCTGCTGTAAGCGCATCAGCTCCGCCGGTTGAGTGCCTAGTCTTATGAGAGGCTAATGCCGTATCAAGTTCAGCAACTTTATTTTCGTTATTGTTAAGTCTAGTGGCAGACATTCCCGGAGCACTGCCGTTAACGTAATACGTCCATGCCTCAAGAATCTCCAAAGGCATACCCCCATTATTTACCATAATATCCGCTTCTTCTTAATCGCCGCTCCGTTAGCTGCAAAAGGATTATATAGCAGCCACACGGTACGTAAACTCAAATGAATCGCCATCAACGATTACTGATGTAGCTGCCACGTTCACGGTTCTTCTTGTGAAATAAACATCGACGGTGCCGACTGCTTCAATAGTGTACTCTGTTGCCGCCGCTGCCTTACGGGCCTGTTCAATAACATCACCCGTGCTCAAAATAGTATCAGGAATACCCAATTTGTCACAGATGCCAACTGATACTGTGTCTCCGTCGTTTGTTTTAACTGGCAGAATTACTTTTGTAACCGTCTTAAAAGGGCATTCTCCCCGTATGATATTTGATCCAATTAAAGTCATGGCGTTACGTCGGAATTCACCAGCCCAGTTCGTACCTTCAACAACAACACTTCCTGTCATGCCTGCCTGATTACCCTTCACCAATATAACCCTGTATATATCAGGATTTGTTATTCCGACTGTAATTTCTTGTGCCGCAGACGTTAAAGCCGTAGCCGCTAGGACATAATCGTTATCTAATGCCAAACAAGCTCCCGTCTTATAAGTTTTTGTAACTTGTCCAACCAAGTGTCTGCTTCTTGCCATAAGCCAATCAGGATCGCGCCTGATTGTTGGCGGGAACATTTCTGAATACGTTACGACAGGGATGCCTTTGTCATACAGCCAATCGCATACCTCGATCAGTCTTGCCGTACTGCACTCCACATCATCAAGCCGATGAAAATACAGCGCAATATTCTCTCGGTTATTAATTTTCCAGGAGAGCCTAGTCTTGATAAGGTCAAAACTTAAACTTAATCCGATATTTATCAAGCTGAACACTGGCACTGTTTCACCTTTTGAAATTGCCGCAGAACACGTCATCCTGTAGGCAGTATAGACTTCGGGAACCTTTGCCAACAATTCACCTGTCCATTTGGACGTCCCACCAGGGATAGCCATAAACCTAATATCTCCCATGCTATCTCTCTGCAAAAGAGACTTAGATTCTATTATTTCTTGCCACAAATTATAGTTCTGTACATTGTGTTTACAACTATGCGATGCAATTTCAGCACCGTTAAGCAATAATGTTCTAAATGTTTCCTTTAAAGTTGTATAAGTTCCTCCTGGTGCATCATAGGTATAATCCGTTGCTATATTATAATTTCCACGATAACCATACCCACTCAGTATCGTTTCAATTGTAGGCCACGACGCATGTCCGTCATCAGCACTAAAAGCCACAGCACCGCACGGAGATTTCATAGGGACAACCTTTAAGTCATCAATTAATACTGTTACAGACGCAGGATAATATGCTGTATTTGGCACATAGCAGTTTATGCCTATTCGATATATTCTATCTATCCTATAGGCGAGATATGAATCTGCATCTATATTATCCGTGTAGAGTATTATTCTAATCCATTCCTCCGCCATGTTTGCAGGGCTATTGATTATAACAGCTGACCCGGATGTATCATACAGAAATAGTCTTACAATTCCTTGCGGGGCAGATTCAAGCTGACTCCTTGAGTCCCAACCGGTTATCTTAACATTTACTGAGAATGCCTTATATCGCATGTCCAAGGTCGTACCCGCAGTTAGCCATCGGGAATCTAATACGGTTAAATTTTCTGCCTTGTTCAAATCGCACTGAAGACATGGATTACCGTTTACGCCCCCTGTTGCGCTTATAGACCAGGCACCTGATCGCCCGTCATACGTCCATGCCGCCTGTTCAGTTGAGTTAAAATATATCAATGTTTCTTCGTTCTTACTCATGTTTTCATAGCGGCGGTTCTTTATAACGCAACCGGATTCACGCAAACGAGCCTCAAGAGTTCTAAAGTTATCAATGTTTATGTCCACAAGTGATTTTGTGACTTTTACAAAATCAAAAGCATATTGATCTGTTGCCGCACTCGCTAAATTCCGATTACCGTTTAATACGCCATCGCCGTGAATATGAATGCCGACATTTCCATTAGTCTGATCAGAGTTTTTGAAAACTGAGCATGAAGCATCAACTTTCGTTTGGTTGATGGTTGCCCCTGCAATTATTTCAACTTCTGTATTTGATGCAACGGTTATCCCTGCCGAAACAGCTTTGTTATACGCTCCATCGAGAATAAGGATTTTTTTCCCTGCGCCCGCCGTTATAGCCGCCTGTAGCTGTACTTCATCATTTGTGCCATCGCACCAATAGTCAGCTTGAACAGGACCAATAGTTGCGCCTGAAGGGTTATTTGTAGCAACAACAATTGTTGCGTATTTTTTCGGAGGCAATACATTACCTGCTGGCATTTATATCACCCCCACCCAGGACACGCCCTCGCCATTGACGGAGGAATCTATATAAATAGCGTTTGTGTTTACAAATTCAAGATCAGGTGAGCAGCCACCGGCTGGTAGAATCAATCCATGTGTAGAATCAACCGTCGAATCTCCGACGTAAATCAAGCCTGTATTGGTAGTATTGGCTATAATAGTGATTTTCTTATACACTTGATCGCCGCCGAGTGCTTCTGCCGTTCCTGCGGAAGCCACACTTTTTGACCCGCCTAATGGTGCATAACTGCCCGTTAGCTGTACAGGCATTACCCATTTTTCCAAAACTTCATCATAAATTAACGGGGTCCATCTGCCCAGACTGTCACGGTTTAAAGCTTGTCCGTATTGCAATTTTCGTACCTCCTTATATGCTTATTCCCCAGGTCACTCTTAAGTTGTTGGTACCGTCTGATTTAATCTTGATCTGCAGTGACGTTTTAAAGTTAAGTTCAAAAAGCGGGCTGATGTGGTCACCTGCCGCCGCAAAAGACGAGGCTTCGTACATTCCGGTAAACGGCCAACCAGGTAAGGGTAAAAGTAAATTACTGGCATCAAAATTTGCCACAGCGATACCGTATGAACTGCCGTCTATACTTACTTGTACCTCACCGCTATTTATCGTGTTTCCTGATGGGTTGTACAGATATATATAATTTAGCGCCCCCCTCCCGGCGACGCTTAAAGCCGTCTGCAAGGAATCCAGGGCCGTAGTATATGAGCTTGATGTAAACCCCTGTGGAGCTGTCTTGTCGGATATGTCTACAAGTAAGGCTAATGCTTCACTCATTTAACTCACCGCCTTTGTAATGCTGGTTATTGCCCCGTCTGTCCGGTTGACCGTGTAAACTATCGTCCTGCCACCGACAACCTTTATCAAGGATGATACAAGCCCACCGGTACGGTTAATTGCTATGGTCTCAACAGTGCTGCTATCGGTAGGGTCCTTTATGGTTATCCCAGTAACCAGGCCGCTTGTCCGGCTTACATAAACGCTCCTTGTGTCTATATCAATCGGCAGCGTCTTTACTTCCTGGGTGCTTTTGTTGTTGACACCTAAAAGCGCGTCAACGGTACCCTTTGTGGCTATATCGTCGGAGGCGCTGGGCGCCGCCACTTTTGCCCTGCCGCTTGCATCACGCAGGATAATCCTGTTTGCCATAGCCAGCGGCGTAGCATTGTGCGCCAGAGCCTGATTAACATGCCCGGCAAGCTGTGTGTCAAGCGTATCCATATTGCCGTTAAAATCATTTACGTTATAATTGTCAGACTGCGCCGGTTTTTTGAGCCCGTAATTAATTGTATAAGTTGCCGTATAAATCCCTCCTTAAATCCCAGCGGATAACTGGGCGTGAGTATAAGGTTGTAATTCCAGGTGTGTATAGGATGTCAACGCCCCGTGCGTGCCGCTTAGTACAAAACCGTCAAAATAACTCCGGGCGTTTTTTGAGTAATTGACCGCCTTTGTTAGTTTGGCTATCAGGACAGGATCTGCAATGTCCTCCGCCGTGGTTAGTACCCGGAAATGATATGGATCACCGCCATACTCAAACCATTCCTGCAGTTCCCCCCGATTAAGGTAACTGCTCAAAACCTGTTTAATCGCGTACGGCGTCCCGAGATGCATGTGTACCCGATCGCTGCTTTTTATCAGAGCCTTTTTGACCGCTATACTGGCCGTAGAATCGTACCATTCAATATGCAGTTCATAGGCCAGCTGATCAAGCACCTCCTCGGCAAGATAATCAACCCTTGCCAGGAGGATAACTTTATTGATCTGATTTGCTACCTGCTGGAGCAGCGGGCCGAGGACTGTGCACAAGGCTTGTGTCGTCGGGTCAACCTGCATGTAAGGCGTCTGCAGCCCTAAAAGGTCAAACTGAGTAAGCCGCTGTGTGCCTGTCCGGATGAGTACCTCGACAGGCATTTGACTGAGATACATACCGCCGGGCTTGATCAGCACTTCGACCGGTAATTGACTAAGCTTTTGGATGCCGTCACCGGCCATGTTTAATAATTTTATTATTCGGTGCATCTAATCACCTACTCCATAAAGGCGCGTACTTTGTAATAGCCTGTCTGCTCTGGCGTAATACCGATATATGTGTCTCCTGCCTGCCAAATAGTGTTGTCATGGTATACCATTGAGCCGCTCCCGTCAGTTGAGTACAGGACATCAACGCGTTTTGGCGTAAATCCAAACCCGTGAGCAAAGTTTCGGCCCGAGCCTTCAGTACAGGCAGTCCAGGCGCTTTCGTATTCTGCCTCAAGCAGGTTTGTTGTGATTGATCCGACAGCGTTTAAAACATAAATTCTCCCGCCAAGTTTCCTCCGCAGTGGTATAGTAACGCTTGTAAAAGTATTTGCATCCGAATATATCTCTGCAAATAGTTCCGATCTTATGCCTTCGGAACAAGTATCAAAGATGTTAGATAAGCTATAGATACAAGCGCCAAACTGCCCGTATATTCCATAAGAGCAATTTTTATAAAGATTATAAGGCAGTTTTATGTAACCTGAGCCCATGCCCATTACGCCGCGGGTACAGTTATAGAAACTGCAATATTCTGCGCTCGATCTTGATATGTAATACTGTATTGCTTGGCCATTTGATTTTGTGTACCCGTCGAACCCGCAATATTTAAAATGCTGCGGGCTCTGCGTCCCGTATACGCCATATGTTTCAGTGGCCGCGCCTTTAAAGTAGCAGGACTGATGATCTGTCCTGTTGGCGTTTGCGGAATATGTTGCATACGTTGCGTGCGTCTCAAAATAGCAGCTGTCATGCAGGAGGACTATTCCATCTTCTGCACGCGTCCCGATGGTGCTGTTGATAATGTTAAGATTTTTTAAGGTTGCAACGATGGAGCCGCCCTTAGCATAGACGCAAGTACTTCTTGTGTTTTCCCCGTCTATGGTTGCAGCAGGTTCAAATATTTCGTAGGTAGATCCGATAGCCACATTTACGCCGGTATAAACGACATCCAGCGTATCAGCAGTATTTCCCATGATCGGAAAAACGTAATTGCTATACGTTCCGCTGGTAATTTTACAAAACTTGCCTTTGTGCTCGTCCGTGCCCCATGACTTTGCGCTATCGGTCAAATAATGATAACTGGCAGACCCGGTAAGCGTCCCTGTGTCCAGAGTGACCGTTGTTCCCACAATCTGTATCTGCTTATTTGAGACAATCAGTTTTTCGATAATGTAAACTATTTCCTTAAAAGACCCAGTGATGGTGATGGTTGCCCCATTGGACGTCGCCGGAATTTTATTAATGGCCGCCATAATAGTTTCTAGCGCAACTCCGGAGGTTAAGCCGTCGTTGTTGTCGTTGCCAGTTTCGCTGTTTACGTATAAATTTAATTGATCAGGTATTAAGATAAAAGGCGCCAGGGTATCCAAAAGGCTACCCCTTTGCAAAAGCCGGAGACTGCCCATTGCCTACACCTCACATCCGCTTATGGTTGCGGTCAGTTTGTCCGCCTCGTCAGCAATCGCCGACAGAAAATCACCCGCCGTGTCCATAACGACAAAAAGGTCACCAATTGACAGAGAATCACCGGCAGCTATCTTCGTCCCGGTCGGGATTATCCGGTTTGCGTTACCGGCAGACCCGCCGTTCGGGACGCAGGACAGGCCGAAGGTGTGATCTGCCGTGTCGGTATTGGCAACTATGATGTGCAGTATGATCCATTTCGTATCAGCCGGGACTCCCGCCAAGGTTGACTCGGATGCGGCAAGCTGCCCTTGATATAATTTCTTTGCATCAGCTAATAAATCAGCCACTTATATATCACCCCTAACTTTCAGCTTTTACGCCAAACTGGGCGGCATTTATTTCGTCTACTGTCCAGGGAAGCCCCGTTGCCGGGTTAACTTCCTGGATTTCCGGATAGTATTTATAATCTTCGTCTAATTCCTGGGCGGCCCCTTCATGATTCGCGGAGTGAGTTTTAGTCACGGTTTTAAATGTGCGTGTCTCCGAATCAATTTTTTTTATGTAAGGCAGCGGCTGGACGCCGAGAATTTTCCCGAAGGACCCGGTAAGTACCGCCGGGTACTCATAAAGATCAACCTGGGCCGCCGCAAGGGCCTTAACAAAAGTCTCGTCATCGTCCGGTCGAGAGCCCGAATCCTCATTAACACACTGATAATTATCACCGCTTGACGGCGTCCAATCGTTTGTATCACCGTTAGCCGCCGGCAGTAAGCAAGCTACCTGCCAGTCGCCAAGAAAATCGTTGTTATCTGAGCCAGCTAAATCAAGGGCGTATAAATTATCAAAGTATGTTGCGTTCTCAAGCCCATGCAGATTAATCCGGTTTGCGTAATCATTGACCGTTACCATCGTATTCCCCATGTATATAAAAATCGGAATACCGCTTTTTCTGATCTCTATCCAGCCCATTAGGCTATCAAAAGTAACTTTAAATTCTAGGTGACTCCATACCCCAGGAGCTGCGATATCTGCGTAGGAGTCGCCTATATGTGTTGATCCGCAATAGACATGTATTTTATGATCTACGCCCGGAGACATTTTGAAAGATACCTGCGCCGTGTCCTCGTCAAAGAATTGCAGAAACGGCAGGTCTGATAGGCTTCCATCTGCATAATCAAAATCAAAGCCGACAATCCAGGTATTTTTATCGTCAAGTATTTTAGTGACGCTTCCGGTGTCGTAAAGGTATAGTTTTCTTGAGGAGTTGCGCCCGCCTGCTATAGGTCCGGCAGGCTGGACAACGACATCCCATTTGCTTTCGAGGTGCTCACCGTCGTAATGGTCAAATCCGTCAAAAAGACGTAACATCTATTCCAACCCCCCGTACGTGATTAATACCGTATCCGCAGCGGCTACCTCATCAGCCTCAATCGTCGCATATGCCGGGACCGTCAGGTCTATCCGGCAGGCCCCCGCGTTAAGTATCAGCTGCCGTAGATAGTCCGGACTAATAGCCCGCCCTATTTTACCGCCCTGCCAAGCTTTATATTGGTCAACAGCTCCGTCCGTGTCTTCAATAGCTGCCCTGATGCTAGTTTCATTAGCCGAGTTATCCTCACTAATGTAATAGGTCAGTGTGATGTCGTATGATACCGGCGTGGGAGCTACGGCAGTGACCAAGTCAGTCAAGGGGCGCACCTTCTTATCATTACAGATTTCCAATACTTCCGCTAAAACACCAGCTGAAGGCAGTTCTCCGCCCTCCATTAATACCACGATTTCAACTTCGCCCGCTGCCGGGGAAACGACTGCGACGTCCTGTATTTCTGAGTTGGCGGTTTTCGCCCAGTAAATATACGCATCGGCAGGTCCGGCAGTGGAATACTTAGTCACGCTCTCCCGGATCCGCTCACGATATCCGGACCAGACATTTACCCCGTCATCGTCCGCCTCAATATCTGCGCCGCCGCTTGATGCGTCAGTATTGACCACACTGGCTTCATAGGCTATCGGATCAACAATCTGGTTGATCAGCCCGGCCGTAAAACCGTTGTAGATTTCCCCGGTGCCCGTACTTTCGGCCGCAGCGTCTCCGTATGTATCGCCGGCAGGTATGACCAAATCTGCCACAGTCGCAAAAAACAGATCCCCGTCAGGTGTGGCCCTGGTCCCCGCCGGTATCGTCACATCTACAGCCTGGACAGCAGACAGAGTAAATCGCAATGTAACGGAGGCTTTTTGTGCTGCAAGCCTGGGTGTATTGGTGCGCGCCCCGAGAGCGTCTAAAACCGTATCACGGGCATATTGGAGCAGGTTTTGATTTCCTGCGTCGTTGATTGCATTATAAAGAGCCACCAAAATGAGGGCTTGCTGCTCCAGAAAAATCCTGCGCTCGTCGCCCTGGTAGAGCGTTTCCCCTAGGGCTTCCTGAAATTGCAGGATAAGGCTGTTATATAGCGTCTGGGCGTTAACCGTCACAAACTCTATGCTCATATTTCAATCGCCACCTCAAAATCCATATTGCCATCATCGTCCAAGCCGGAAAAACTAACGCTTTTAACGGTTGCCCGTGGTTCGTACAGTTCAACAACCCGATAAATCTCAGCTGTATAAATCATGACCGCCTCATTCAAGGGCTTGTCTACTACTGCCGGATTAATGCCCCTGGTCCTGTCATAGCCCACAGCATAACGAAACGTCCTGATTAAGTTCAGGACGTTTTGAATAATTCGCTCGTTTCCCGTAGCATTCCAGTTCAGTACCGGGCTTGAGGTGCTGATTACGTATTCGGCCAAAGACATCACCTCTATTTCAATTGCGCTTTTTCTGATGCTGTTAATGTAGGTACTTTTATTTGCACTTTGCTCTTTCCGGTTCCGGAAGTGCTTTTCTCTGTTTTGCTGCCAGGCCTGACATACTCATCAAAACTCAGGCTAAGAGTCAGGGCCAGAAAATTGCCGTCGTTATCGATAACTCCTTCAGAAGCCTGCACATCAACCAACAGCCATTTGTTAGGTCTAAACGGTTTTCCCCCGAGAATAAACGGGTAGGCTACACCGGCATCTTTGACTTTCAGCCATTCCCCTAGCTGATTCCGGGGATTGACGCCAAGGTCTGCGCTAAGTCTTATTTTTATGCTCAGCGTATCCAGTCCCGGGCCTTTATTGTAGGTACTGGGCTTTTTTCCGGCAGCGTCCTGCTTCTCCGTTTCCAGGGTGGAGCCATACTGAAAATCGTTAAATGTGATTATCTTACTGCTTGTTACTACAAACATTTTGTTCCCAAAAACTGCTATCGCCATCAATGCCCACCTAGACTTTCGCTATGATTACGCCTCCCGATAGTTGCCCGGTGAAGAAAACTACAATTACTTCATCCCCGACTTCCAGTTCTCCCACGTGCGCAGCTTTTTGCAGGATCTTACTAACTACATCCTCCCGGTCGGGAAAGGTCACCCGGTAGCCGTCATCAATACTGGAAATTTTCCCTCTTAAAATCATTAGTACCCCTCCAACGGCTTCCTGAGTTTTAAGCCTGTCTTCCCGTCAACGAATTTATGCGTGACCTGGTAGGCAAAATATTTCCCGTCTGCCAGGCCGAAGCCGGTCAGCTGGACGGTGTTCCCTGCCGCTATTCCGGGATCAAATCGCAGCTGACATGATAAAGTTTTCTCAAGGCAGTTCTTGTCCCGGAGCAGCCCGGCTGCAAACCGTTTTCCCTCGCCGATGCCCCCGATAGCCAGATCATAATATTTCAGTGTCGGGCCGTATACGCCAGGAGCGATAAATTCACCCTGGGCGCCGTTGCCGATTATCTTACAAGAGCTGTATATTTCCGCTGACTTATCACGGTATAAAAAATCACCGTCAATGTCTTCGACGGTGATCTCCCTGGCTGTGTCAAGTCCCTCCATATATGAGTTACTGAAAAGTATCAGCTTTCCTCCGCTTACTTTCAACGCGTATCCTTCCAACAAGGCACGCCAGGCCAGGAACTTGAAATCGGCGTCGTTCTGATCTACCCGGCTATAATACTGATTTGTTATACCGTAGGTATCTACTGACAGCCCCCAACGGGAGGCAATCTCCTGGACCAACTCCAACAGCCTGATATTTTCCCAAGCCTTCACCCGGGAGGCCTTTGCTTCTTGCTTTATTGGTAAGGATCGCAGGATTATTTTTCCCCGTTGCTGCCAAATCTCATCAACATACATCAGTCCGGTATCAAATCCAGAGTCCTTAACCTGTACGGTGTGGTTTTTCTCTGGCTCCCAGCTGCTCCAATATCCTTTGGAATCATCCAGTATTAATTCAAGGCTATCCAGTTCCCCACCTGCATTATCGGCAAGGTCAGCCTGCCGTATGTCAATGTAATTGGTTATATCCTTGTCTTCGTAAAGCAATTGCATGACCGCTTACCTCTTCCAAGGCGGCAGAGTCGAAGCCGCCTCATCATCAATTACCGGCAGTTTCAGGACTGTTCCAGCAGGAAAAATTATTATCCCTAAATGATCGGGATTGACCTGCATGATTGCCGATGCTTTAAACTCGTCATTGTATTTTTTAAGCGCGATAATATCGAAGGTATCACCTTGTTTCGTTACATAGGTACTAGCCAAAGGACACCCTCTCCTTATCAGCAAAATACTGCTCTATCCAGGTTTTAAACTGCTCAAAAGACATAGCCAAGGCTTGCTTTACTTCCGGGCCAGTACCACCCTGAATTACCGGAGCGTAAGTAATAGTCACATCCCCTGAGCGGCCTTTTAGGATTTGTGTCGCCTGACTGAGCAGGCCCAGGCTCCGGGGTGTACGCTGCAGCGGGATAGCCATTTCTGGCCCCCGTTCAGCAAAGATTGACGCCTGGGTAGCAATGCCGCCAAGAGCGAACTTAGGCAACGGGATCAGGGGTATGTTTAAAGCCTTTCCGCCATATTTAGGTATCCAATCAGGTATTTTAACGCCGTTTATGGACTGGATTACGGCATTTATCTGACTAATCATGAGACTTATAGGCAACAAGAGATAGTTCCCGAGCCCTTTAAATATGTTACTAAATATTTCCTTGACGCCTTTCCATGCCTTTGACCAGTTGCCGGTAAACACACCCGTTATAAAATCCAGAAGGCCCCCAAGTATGCCTAA